GTTACCTGCTTTTTGTCGAGGTGTCAATGGCATCCGTTTCGGTATCTATTGCATACCCCCAGTATCTATTGCATACCATGAAGGTATCCAATACGTACCAAGATGTATCCAAGGAGTCCGTTTCGGTATGTAATGGGAACGAATCGGTATCTATTGAGTCCGTTTCGGTATGCGAGCGATACACAGAGTCTATAGAGATAGACTAGAGGGCTCCGCCGCCGCCCTTCGGGGCGGGCGGGCGTCGCCAAAAGACACAACACCGAAAGGTAAGCCGTTGTCTGACAGTTACATATAGTAGGTTCAGTTGTCATCGGAGCCAGTCATGGTACACTTGTCGGCATGTACATTCCAGCTACGGACCCAACGGAATTACGAATCACTGAGACCCTGACGGCGTTACAACTCGATGCCCTCAGGTCGAGTCTGACTTACACCGACCTCAAGGCTCAGTTCGCCCTACAAAAATTCAAGAAGAATAGTTATTGGTTCCTGAAGAAGTATGGCCAGGAGGCCCTGGACGGGCATCTGGAGGGTCTGAAGGCCGCCACCAAGGTCTGTCTACTCCGGAAGGCAGAAGACGGCTCCTGGACCACCTACAGCGGCTTGGCGGGGTATCTACGAGAGAGGTTGGGAACCCAGGCCCTCAATCAGGTCCAGTACCCGGAACCGAATCCACTTCCCTGGGACCAGAAACCTTTTGATTTATATCCCTATCAACAACTGATTGTTGACAGGCTCCTAGAAGCCAAACACGCACGGATTGAAGTAGGAACAGGACTGGGGAAGTCGCTGGCCCTCATGTACATCGTGAGGAAGCTGGGACAGAAAACGGTAGTAATGGCTCCATCTAATAGTATCAGCGATCAGCTCTATAAGCTATTTGTTAAGCATTTAGGGCTCAGATATGTAGGGAGATATTTTGACGGCAAAAAAGAAGCCAAGAAACTCATAGTAATTGGTAGTGCCCAGTCCCTAACCAGAGTCACTGAAAACTCTAAAGATTACACTATGTTGTCGGAGACGAAGGTATTTTGTGCCGATGAAAGTCACATGACTCCGGCAACTACCCTACAGAAAGTCTGTTTCGGGATGTTGTCTCAGGCTCCGTATCGGTTCTTCTTCAGCGCCACCCAGATGCGGGGTGATGGAGCTGGCTTACTTCTTGATGCCATCACAGGCCCTACGGTTTTCAAAATGACAGTCAGGCAGGGCGTTGACCAGGGTTATCTGGCGAAGCCAATTTTTCGGATGTTTAGAGTTCCTCAGAACGGAGATTTCTGGTCCGACGACCCCAACGAAATGACGAGATTCCATCTGTTTTACAATCCCAAAGTGACTAGGTTAGTCGCAGCTCTCTGCAATAACGCTGTTTCCGCCGGCATGCCGGTACTAATTTTGATAGATGAAGTCGAACAATTTACAAAATTGCTACCCTACCTCCAGCACCGGGTCGGGTTTGCTCACGGCCCCCTGAGCGAGAATCGCGGCAAGGTCCCGAAGGACTTCTGGGAGTCGGATCCAAACGCCCTGGTCCAGGAGTTCAACGCCGGAAAACTACCAATTCTAGTTGGTACTTCATGCATAAGTACTGGTACTGATGTACAGGCTGTTAAATTCCTGGTATATTGGGCGGGAGGAAAATCTGAGGTTCAGGTCAAACAGGCCATCGGCCGCGGGACCCGGAAGGTAGCTGGAAAGGACTTCTGCCACGTCGTGGATTTCGACGTCGACGACCACCGTCAGGAGGCAGATGGTCGGGTCAGACACGGCCCCGTTGGCCGCCATGCTAAGATGCGGTGTGAGATTTACGAAGAACTGTACGGGCCTGTGAGGGAGTCGAAGTGAGCACACTTTCGGAAGTGGAGAAAAAAGAGAGAAAGGTCATCAGCGACGCTTTATATTATCAAAAAAACAAAGACAAATTCAAAATCAAACGCGCGTCTTATTATCAAAAGAACAAAGCTTCTGAAAACGCTAAGGCGGCTGAATATTATGTGAATAATCGAGAAGAAATTCTTGAGCACAATGCCGGATACCGGGTAAAAAATCAGGAGAGCGTTAGAAAGCAAAAAAGGGATTACTACCAGAAAAATAAAGAATATGTGTTAACCAATAACAAACAATACCGAGACAATAATTATGATTCTATTTTGAGAAAGAAATTACAAAATCACTATGGGCTGAGTCTAGAAGACTACCGAGCCATGGAGATTTCTCAAAACGGCGTTTGCAAAATTTGTTACGGGCCTCCCGGAGGAAGAATTAAACGCCTATGTGTTGACCACTGTCATAAGACGGGGAAAATCAGGGGTTTATTGTGTAGTAAATGCAATAGAGCCATAGGAATGCTTGGGGATGACCCAGAAACTATTGAGAGAGCTTCTCTTTATCTCCGAGGCTCGGCATGAATCACCTGGTGGACGGGGCAGATGGATACAGGTTGTTCGCCGCCAATCTTGAAAGGGTTCTCAGTAGTTATGAGGAACCCGAGGGCACCCTACTCGAGAAACAGCGCGACCAGTTCCGGAATCTAATCGACCTGGAAACTCAATTCCGTCAGGCCCTCATTACCCACCCTTGGGGTCCAGGCGTTTATAAGGATTTTGTTCAGTACATCTGCGTCGAACGTCGGGGTCATGGCGGTATCCTGGCGGCCCGGCCTTTTTTTAGGGAGAGGTCGAGTGTTTTTACTGCTTCGATTAGTCCCGCCCTAAAGGCGCGGAATGACAAGGCCCTTTACGGGTTCCGGTTCAATTACATGTTCATTGACTTCGTCCTACGGAGTCGGAAATGGAATAAGGGTAGTAAAATCATCCAGTTGGCAGACGCTATTAAAAAACAGAGGAAAGAGCTTCTGGAACAGAATTTGCCTCTTGCAATTTCACAGGCACGAAAATTCTGGGGCTGTACCCCCCGAAGCCATCTAAGCTATATGGATTTGATAGAAATCCATTGCCTTGGCCTTGTTCTCGCCATCGACAAATTCATGCCAGCGAACGACCGTAAGATGACGGACCAACAGTCTCTGAACGCCTACCGCAAGTTTCGTGCCATGGCGATAGGAATTATGATCCGAGATAGACTTAATGCCTACAACGAGACTTCTTTGCACTTTTTCCCCCCGGACCGTACTAAATTGTATGCGGTTCATAAAGTACTCAGACGTCAGGTCCAGAACATGACGACGGAGATGTTGGCGGAGGCCGTAAATACCAGGCTAGTCGATACGGGGCTGAGGACGACTCCGGATGAAATCAGTAGCCTCCTGGCGGCGGGCAGCGTCAGTAGCGCCGACTACAAAGCCGACCCCGAGAGCGACAGCATCTTAGATACGGCGCCCGGCGACATCGACACCAGACCCGATGTCGAGGTAGAATCCCGACAGGCTCTGGCGGGCATGAGAGCCGCGGCCGGCGAGTTGGTGCTCCGGGAGCAGAAGCTGCTAAAACTTAAAGGAATTAGGTCATGAAGAAGATTCTGTTGTTGACGTTGGCATTGGTTGGCTGTGAAACCGAGTTGGAGAGGGTGCTCCGCCACCGTGAGGATGCAGAAGCGTGTAGAATCAGGTGCCGGCGACAAGGTGCTAGATATTCGGTGGCCCGCGAGCGGGATACTTCGGTTGGTACCGAAATCTGTTTTTGCCTTTACGATACAAGAGAACCGTAAGGAGAGTTAACTTTGAGAAAATACGATATCATCCTGGCTTTTGAACAGGACCTGGAAACCGCTGTCCGGAATTATGACGGGGTGCCGATGCCCGACGGCGAAGCCCAGAGACTGATGGGGGTAGCCGACAGGCTCCGGGAGAATCTTAAAAGCTTGGTTCTGGACTTGGAGACGACTAGGCTAAGGATTTTGGGTTGGCGTCGGGAGCTAGCCGCGGCTCAAGAGGCTGGTTTGAAGCTAAGTCGGACAAATCAGGAAACAAATCAGGAAGTCCTTCCGTCGGAAATCACAAAGGAGAATCGAAATGATTGATGGTATCGCAGGTAACAACTTCGTCCCTCTTTATTGGCCGGACCACAGGCCCGTCTACACCCAAAACAAGAAGATAGCCGTTGAACCCTTCCAGAAGACGGCCGTCGAGACCTCGGCTCGGGGCTCCGGTAGCGTCAAGGTGGCCCGGATTGAAAATAAGGTCGAGCTGATGACCCTGAAGGTCGTCTTCCCAACTGAAGACAACCGATTCCGGGCCGGGATGTCTGTTCTGGTCCGAGGCGACCTCTTCACTCAGCCCTGGGCGAAGGAGAAGCACGTCATCGGCGGACAGGAATTCATTTTGTTGCCGGAACAGAACGTTGAAGTCGTCCTGGACCCGCAGGAGCCTAAACTGCCATTGGGGGTGACGGTGACGTCAACACCGCCGGGAGTCGTGTTGTGACGGATCCCTACATAATCTGTGGGGACCCTCATGTAACTGTTGAGGAACTCCCGGATGCCCGGGAGCTGCTTCGGCTCATCACGGAGTTGGTCTCCGCGGCCCGGTACGCTGGAGTTATTTTTTTAGGCGACCTCCATCATAATCACGCCAGTGTCAGGGTGGAGGTCATGGAGTTCTGGAGGCGGGCTTTTCTGGATTTGAAGTCCCGGCAACTGGAGGTCTGGGCCCTCGTCGGTAACCACGACATGCCGGCGGACGCCAACAGCACCGCCCATGCCCTGCAGGCCTACGCAGACCTCATCAACGTCGTCGACGAACCGAAGTGGCTGCGACCCGGTGTTATTATGATGCCGTACTATCATAGCGCCGAAGAGGCCCTTGGGACCCTGGTGGAGTACGGTGGAGCTGAAACCGCCATTTGCCACCAGGAGTTCAACGGAGCCCGGTATGAGAACGGCTTCTACGCCCCCGGCGGCGTCGACCCCAAGGAGATCCCCCAGGGCCAGGTGATTTCGGGCCATGTGCATGGGGAACAGGAGTTCGGCAAGGTCTGGTACCCCGGTAGCCCCCGGTGGAGGATTTCAACCGACGCCAATATCTACAAGGCCCTGTATGCGGTCTGGTTCGACGAGAACGGCAACCTCACTGACCGGAATGCCTTCGGGACGGAGACCCACTGCCGGAAGCTGGTTCACGTCGTCGCAGAGGAGGGTAAAGATATCCTGATGCATGACATCCTCGGCCCAGCTAATATCCGTATAGACCTCCACGGCAGCCAGGCCTGGGTGGATGCCCAGCGGGAAATCTGGGGCCGGAATCCCCATGTCACCACCCGGGGTTTCCCGACCCGGAAGGACCAACCGGAGGTCAGGGAGTCTCAGGGCGTCAGCGCCGCCCTGGCCACCCACGTCAGGAGATGGCAGTCGAAGAATGGGACGCCCCCGGAGGTTCTACAGAAACTGGTGGCTGAAAGGGTAAGGATATGAGTATGGATAGATATGATAGATACGAGGAAGAAATTTGTAAACTTGAAGAAGAAAATCAACGTCTGAGGGAAAATCAGAAACAAAGTCACCGGAAGATTCTGGACCTACAGGCCCGCATCCAGGCCCTGGAGGCTGAAATTGATGCCCTGCGGCACCTGGCTCCGGAGCCCGGCGATGTCTGACGGCGTCGACGTCCGGCCCCTCCTGGAGGCCCTGCAGAAGAGGGGCGCCGGCCAACCCAGTGACCCCAACCTGGGTCTGGTTGAGACCCTGAGGACCTGTACGGAGTGGACCGGAGAGGTTTTCCCCCAGCAGCTGACCAACCTCAAGAGGTCGGCGATGTTGATTATGAATTCGACGGAGGTAACCTTAGGTGTAGATACTGAAAATCACCTTGTCCACTACGTCTTTACCGCCGGCCCCGGAAGACCGGACGCCAAAACCGTCGACGCCCGCCTACAGGGCCTGGTCTCCCGGGTCCTGGGCCGGGGCTGGTCGGCGGTCCGTGATACACTGACGGCTTATGACACACGACCAGATGCTGGTAAAAGCCGCCGAGTCCCTAAACCCAAGAGAACTAGAGGCCGTAAAAAGACTAGGAACCGCTGACAGGTTCAACCCCCAGGTCGCGGCGCAGCTGTTTGTCTTATACTGCCAGGGCTACAGCATCGAGCAGATATCCAACCAAAACCCCGGCTACGGCAGCAAGGGCCTGGGTATGGTGGCACGGGCCTGTATTGAATACGACTGGGCGACTGAGAAGACAAAATACCTTCAGGACCTGATGTCTAAGGTCCGGGAAACTGTTGAAAAATCGACGATGGAGGGAATTCAATTCTGCGCTGATGGCATGGCCGCCTACCAGCGCCTGGCTGGCACCAAGTTCCGGAAGTACCTCCAGACCGGAGACCCTAAAGAGTTAGGCGAATTTGCTGAAATGAGCTTCAAGACATATAGGGATTTTGTGTCCCTGTTACAGACCCTGACTGGCCAGAACAAGGACAAACATAAAGTTGAGGGGGAGATAGTACACCGTGTTGAGGAGGACTACCCGAATCCGGAACCGACCCCTAATCTTGAGGCCGTCCTGAAGATGTTGGAGGAGGGGAAGAAATCGTGAGTGAAAAAGTAGGAATCGAAAAACTCAAGGCTCATGCTCTCGGTCTGGGCGGACTTTGCCTTTCGGACGTGTATTTTAACAATAAGACGTTATATCTTTGGCAATGCTCCTGCGGGTATAGATGGAGTGCCAACTCCCTAAATGTTTTGCGAAAGGGTAGTTGGTGTCCCAGCTGTGCCGGCTTAGCGCCGGGGAGTCTGAACGATCTGCAGGAATTTGCGGTTAGCCGGGGAGGGCAATGTCTGTCAACTAAGTATCAGGGCGCAAACGCTCTGTACTTGTGGAAATGTTCAGAGGATCACCTTCCCTGGAGCGCTAAGGCGAATAACGTTTTGAATCAGGGGAATTGGTGCCCGCATTGCGCTCATAAAGCTCCATTAAATATAGATGTCTTGAAAAGATGGGCCAAAAGCAAGGGAGGAGAATGTCTTTCTACGGAATATACCAACGTTGGAGATAAATATTGGTGGAGATGTAGTGAGAACCACGACTGGCAAGCTACAGCTACTTCCATTTTACATAGCGGGTCCTGGTGCCCGTATTGTGCCGGCTGCGCCCCTTTGAGTATAGAAATTCTGCAGAAGCACGCCGCCTCAAAGGGAGGTAAATGCCTCTCGGCTATTTATAAAACCAGCCAGGATATTTATGAATGGCAATGTTCGGAGGGTCATCCTTCCTGGAAAGCCAATGCCAGCAGTGTGCTATATGAAACCTGGTGTCCTTATTGTGCCGGCTTGATGCCGCTGGGAATAGAAATATTACAAAAACACGCCGCATCGAAGGGAGGAAAATGCCTTTCGACTGTTTATAAAAACAATAGAACTCTCTATGAATGGCAGTGTTCAGAAGGACATCCTTCCTGGATGGCTGCAGCAAACAATGTATATAATAATGGTAGTTGGTGCCCAACGTGTGCCCGTCAAAGTAGTAGGTCTGAACGGGAGTTGCGGGAGTTTGTTCGGCAGTACTATCCCGAAGTGCCGGAAAGGGGCGTCAAGGGGCTCCTTCCTAATAAGAAATTCGAGTTAGATATTTGGATGCCTAGTCTCAGACGAGCCATCGAATTTGATGGTGAATATCGTCACGACCAACCGGTTAATATGGAGCGGGATGCCCGCAAGGATGCGGAGTGTCTCCAGGTCGGGATTCGACTACTTAGAATCAGGTACAAGGACTACGCGAAAGATAAAAAAGTAGCGCATCAGAAGGTTCTAGAGTTCTTGAGGGATCCATGAAGGCTCCAGATATCCAAGCCATTCGTAAAGCTTTGTTTACTCAGTGCGAGAGTCAAGAGCAGCTCTCTAGATGGCTTAAAATTTTCCTGGATCTAGATCTACCTGACGCTGTCGTCAGTGAAGAAAGCAATATCAGTCCCATGGGGGCGATATGGTTTTTGTATGATAAGGCTAGACGTAATGATTTCGGCGACATGAGTAGGTTCATGATTTATAGTTCCCGAGGCGCTGGAAAGACCCTTAGTGCCTCGGCTCTAGAGTTCCTGATGGTGTTTCACTTCGGACGCCAGGTCGGCCACATGGCCAGTATCTTGCCGCAGAGCGTCGTCAGTCAGGGCTATCTGCAAGGATTTGCAGATCGTCCCTACGTCAGAGATTTTAAGGTGGGTCAAAACGTAAAACGGATGGCCTTCTCCTGGTTCACCGGGAACGGGCAGATACTTTCTATCTCTGAATTTGAGGAACTCCCCGCAGCGGCGCAGAGGTCTTATACCCAGCATTCCACGTTTGTCCAGACCGTTATCTGTAATATGGCGGGAGCTAACGGGTTTCACTGTAATGGCGCATTTATAGTTGATGAAGTCGACGTGATACCCAAGCAAAACATTCCGGCCTATCACCAGGCCAAATCCATACCAGACGCCAAAGGAGGGATTATCCCATTCACCCTCTTGACATCGACTCGGAAGTCTAGAATCGGTCTTGTTCAGGCGGAACTCGACAACGCTATCAACACCGGTCTCCAGGCCCTCCACTGGAATATTGTGGATGTGACCGAGTCGTGCGGGGCTAGTCGCCATAAGCCGGAACTGCCCCGGGTCCGGTACTGGGTTAATGATAGCGATGTCCGTCATATTACTGATGAAGAGTATGGCACAATTTCTCCGATGGAGCAATCTAAATTTTATCCAGTCGATGGGTTTAGCGGCTGCGAGAAGTGTCGACTTTTCCCGGCCTGCAAAGGCCGGTTGGCTACCCATCAGACCAGTAAGTCCAAGTTTCTGAAACCAATCCCGGCCGTCATCGGATGGTTCAAAGGGGCCCCCACTCCAGAATATATAACCTGCGAATTTTTATGCAGACGCCCTGACCAGAGCGGCCTCGTCTATCCTAGGCTCAACCGGGACCTCCACGTCAAGTCGGCTCAAGAGATAGCCGCCATGGTTGCAGGAGAGCCCGTGCCGGCCGTCACCGACAGAGCCAGCCTCCTGAAATATCTACAGGGCGTCGGAGCCCGCTTCGCGACAGGCATCGACTTCGGATTCACGCACCCCTTCGCCGCCGTTACGGTCGCCATCTGGGGCCAATACGCCTTCGTCGTCGACGTGGTGGCCCGGACGGGCCTGGAGTTAGATGAGAAGATAGAGGCCTGTCAGCACCTGAAGGCACTCAACCCCACCGTCTACGGCGACACCGAGGCACCCGCTGATATCAAGACCTTTAGGCGCCGTGGTTTCAAAATCAAGGACTGGTCGAAATTTCCGGGTTCTGTCAAAGCCGGCATCGAGGTCGTCAGGTCTAAGCTCTGGAGTCTGGCGGCGGGCCCGACACTGTTTTTCCTGGCCGAAGACCCCGGCGTCGAGTTTCTGTACCGGCAGATGGAGTCCTACGCCTTCAAGACCGACGTCGTCGGCGACTTCACGGAGGACCCAGATGACGATAACGACGACGGCTGCGATGCCATTAGATATTGCCTGATGAACAGCTTCGCCAAAGGTGGGGCCCTGAAAGACACCGGCTCGGCGGTTGTCAGCAGCCCCGGAGCCCAACAACTGGGGCCTGTCCCGGCCCCCAACCCCGGCCAGCAGTCTACCTGGATGCAGGAGCTGATACGTAGTCACCTCGAAGCCCCGGGCGAGGACCCGGAGCCGGAACCCGAGGTCAAGTCGGTCCGGAAAGGCCGTTTCAGCTGGTCGATCTAAGTCCCCGGGGTAATCTTACTAAAACTGGAGCCCTGGATGAATGCGACACTGAATGTAGTAATTAAAATATTAGCCTTCTCCGACCCCACAGTCAATTCAAACCCGCGGCTTAGATCCTGTGACTGGCTTAGAGACCAGTCCGGAGTCCAGGTCCAGGACCCTAAATCAGAGGGGCACACCCTGCAGGCCGGAGAGGTTAAGACTATTTTTAGCGGCGTCAGGTCCACCAGCATAGCCGGAGATACAGCCTTTGCCCTGACTCTGTCACCTCTTGACCCCAGCCGGTACCGAATCACCTGGACTTCCGGTACCGACCCCGTTCTCAGGACCCGGAGGTCCGTGGCCTGTGCCGGAGTCGCCTTGACTCTGACGGCTTACGCCAACTCCACCCTGAAGATGGCGGCGGGTTCGTCTATTTTTGGCGCCGTCCAGGTTGGAGACGAGGTCTTTGTCCCCAATACCAACACCGGTGATTCCGCCAATGAGTTCAGTGTCGTCAACAGCGGCTACTGGGTGGTGTTGGCGGCGGCGGCTTCACAGCTGACACTGGTCCGGCCCAGCGGCCAGGACTTTGAGGGGCTGTCTGAGTCCGTGACCCCCAGTACCGACAGCCACCTGTTTATCTACAGCAGCTCAGGCGTCCAAGCCGGAGACAGTGTTGACATCACCTCAGGATTTTCTGCCTCCAGCCAGAAGACCTTTGAGGTACAGGCTGTGACAAGCAGCTTTATCGAAGTCGTTTCCACCACCCCTCTTCCGGCTGAGTCCGGCATCAGCCCCACGGCTTCCGGGATGGTGTTTTACAGCAGCCTGAAGACGTTTTTGTATCTGGAAACAGACCAAGAGGTTGCCGTCCGCGTCAACGGAGACAGCACCAACAACCACCGACTCTCGCCCCTAGATGCCAGTACCTCGGAGCCGGGCATCTATCTCCGACGGGGCCCTACCTGGTCTCTAGTCGCCGTCAACAGAGCCTCGGTGCCGGCTCACCTTGTCGTCATCCACTGCGAGTAAGACATGGCTAAGAAAAACATCGGGGCCCCGGGCCTCAGCAGCTTTCAGCGTGAGCTTCTGAAAGCCATGACCGGTTCCGTTTCCGAGAAAAAGAACCCCGGCGTCCGGTTACAGTTCGCCGACCCCTTCCTGACCAAGGAAGTAGGTGGAGTCACCCGAGCAGAGGAGAAGGAGCACGACAAGGCCGTTGGTGAAATCAATCCCCTGGTCAAGAGTGTACTGAACGTCCTGAATGGCCCCGGCGACAGCATAGAGAGGTTGGCTTTCGAGAGCAACCCGGCTATGCCGAACACCTACCAGAGCCTCTGGAAAAGGAAGCTCCGGCTACTGCCTGATGAACTCCTGAAACGCATCAGTATCCAGGACGACCTCATCGCAGCCATTGTCAACACCCGTAGCTCACAGGTGGCTTCATTCGGGCGGCCCCAACCCGACCGCTTTAGTACCGGCTACCGAATCGAACCCGAACCCGGTTACACCGAGAAGCTGAAGTCCGACGAGAAGGAGGAGTTGCAGAAGCGGATTTCAAAACTGGAGGCCAAGCTCCTGAGCTGTGGCAGCAACACCGGCTGGAGTGACCAGGAGACCCTGGGCTTCGGGCAGTACCTATTTATGTCGACTCGCAACGCCGTTATTTTTGGTCGGATTGCGACTGAAATCATCTGGGTGGGAGCCGACCAAAACGACCGGAAGATGCATAGTTTCAGGCCCATCGACGCCGGTACAGTATACAGGGCCGCTCCGTACAAACACGCCGGAGACACGGTCAGGCAGTCGGCTCTCCGGATGTTGGAGACTCTCAAAAACAAGAAACTGGCACCCGAAAAGTACGTCGCCGACGAGTATGCCTGGGTGCAGGTCATCGACTACCGCCCCGTCCAGGCCTTTACGGCCGAAGAATGTCTGGTCCACAATTTCTACCCGACGACAGACGTCGAATTGGATGGGTATCCGGTTACGCCCCTCGACACGGTCATCACGGCCGTCACCACCCACCTGAACATCGGAACCCATAACAAACTCTATTTCCAAAACGGCCGGGCCTCGAAGGGAATGCTGGTCATCAAGTCCGACGACGCCGACGAGACGGCGGTGACGTTTGTCCGGCAACAGTTCAACGCCAGCATCAATTCGGTGGGCAATGCTTGGAGGATGCCGGTCTTCGGCGTCGGGGCCGAGGAAGATATCAGTTGGGTGCCCATCGACCAGTCTAGTCGCGATATGGAATTTCAATATCTTTCGGACAGCAACGCCCGTGTGATTCTGTCTGCGTTCCAGATGTCGCCGGAAGAAATCCCCGGCTACACCCACCTGTCGCGAGGTACCAACAGCCAGGCCCTGAGCGAGGGAAACAATGAGTACAAGCTTGAGGCGGCACGCGACGTCGGAATCAGGCCCCTACTAGCTCAGTTCCAGAACTTTGTCAACGCCAGAATCATTCCTCTCCTGGACCCTGAACTCTCTAAATTCTGCAGCTTCAAGTTCGTCGGCCTGGACGCCGAGACCGCCGAGAAGGAGGGGGTCAGGCTCCAGCAGGACATGGCCGTGCATATGGTCATGGATGAAGTCATGGAGCAGGTGGAAAAGAAGCCACGTGGCATCAGATGGGGCGGCAGGTATCCGCTGAATCCCCAATGGCAGCAG